AACCCGCAGAAATGCGGGTTTTTCCTTTGTTTATGCGGGTTTTCAGGCTTTTTGCGATTTGCGCTTGTTGCATCTTTTTTGCGCTTTTTTGCGTTTCAAGGGCACAGAAAAAGCACAGGAAAATATAGTAAAATGCCCCCTCCAGTTACGGAGGGGGCGTTCTTTTACCATACCCTGTCGGAGACATCAAGCGCCTCGTACAAAAGGTGTTTCTGCTTTGTGGTTGCGTTGGGTACAGCTTTGTCAATGGCTTCTTTCTTCTTGCGGCTGGCAGAGTTGGTGATCGTCTTTCCATTCTCGTCCTTGTCGCCGGTAATGCCGCGGGCAGCCAAATAAGCGCTATAGTACTGGTCATATGTGACACCGCGCGAAACATATTCCGTAGCCTTTTCGTATGTCGCCTTGTTCATCTCTTTGAGCGCATATTCGGCTCCGAATGTCTTGTAGTCAGCATCGCGCTTTACTTCCTTGGAATCCGCACTCTTTATCCCCTTGGCGTTTTCCTCATACACGCTTACCTGCTCCAAGGCGTTTCGGTAAATATCATTGCGCAGTTTGTACAGGTCATTCGCCTTTTCTCTTATCTCTTTTGCCTTGCCAGCATCGAGATAGTCCGCAAAGGCCATATCGCGGTCATAAAGCTCCCGCAGTTGCTTTGTGATTGCCGCAGCCGCTTCCTTCTGGTCACTTAGATACCCATACACAGCCTTGTCGGACGCTGTGGCTCTATCGCTGTCCTTTGCTTTCTGCGCTATGTCAAGCGCCTCGTAGAAGTCGCTGCCGAGCCTGTTTTGGCGGGTGCTGTCCACAATAAACGCTTTTACCACAGCGGGGACATCCGCCTTCTTTGAAAAGGTCGGAAGCACCCAGTCACCAATAAAGCCGGAATACTGATCGATCAGGTAATTGACCTTCTTCGGGGAAAGCCCCTCGATGCCGTTCTTCCCGTGTCGTGTGATCTCACCGAGCCAAATGGAGAACGCATCGGTGCTTTCATCGTACTGCAGATAATCCGGTTTTTCCTCCATGTAACTGGAAACGATGTCGCCGCCGTACCAGGTCTTATTGGTGCTCATCGCAGTAATCCCTGCGAAGATGTTATTGGTCAGCGGATTGTTCGGTGCAATCTGCTCAATAGCGAAAGACGGATAACCGGCAAACGCGCTGCTCGCAGGTTCCCCTTTCAGCCAGCGCCACATACGATTGGTGAACGCCGTAATAACGGAAGGTTCACGGCCCATCGGGATCTTGATAAACTTGTTATCGCCGATTTTGATGAGGATGTTGCTATCCTTGATGTAGTTGGAAAGCTCCTTGTAGTCATCGTCCTCTTTCAGCCCATCATACAGCAGGCCCATAATGATACCGGGTGCAACGCCGTTGATAAGCAAGCGGGAGATCAGCTGTCCAATCTCTTTCCAGCCGCGCCGGTCAATGACATTGCGAATGTTCTTGGAAAGGCCCTGCATACCGGGGTTGAAGAACGGCACAAGGGACGCATTCAGCTTGCGGGCAGCGAAGCCGCCACGCCCGAAGTTTGTTGTGATGTCTGCTGCATTATAGAGCGCCTGCTGCACATCTCCGGTCGCCTCCATCGTGCTGATAAATTCAGCAAGGCGAGGGTACTGCTCGACCGCTTCATTGGCAAAGGAGAGGATGTCGATTACTCTATTCAACCCACCAGCCACTTTATCGACTGCGCCGTTCTTGAAATGGTGGCGGTCGGAAAGCCCCGTCTTTGGGTCATAATAGGTGGTTCCTTTTCCGCCCATCGCCTGATAGAGCTGCCAATACTTCCCGTTCGTTGCGATTTCCTTTACGGCCTTGCCGTAGTTCTTAATGAATGTGGCATTGCTGTAATGGGTAAAGTACAATGCAGACTGTGCATCACGGACGAAATTTCGCACGATGAATACAGGGTTCCATTGCGTGACCAGCTTCTTGAATGTGCTGTTGATGGAGCGCAATGCTTTCATTCCAAAGGAAATGGATTGCTCAATGGGTCTAAACCCATCGGCCATTGCTTCACTCATGTGCAGAGTAACCGGTTTGCCATCCACCCAAATGCGCAGGGTGTTTTTAAGGTTCTCTGCGGAATCCGCATCAAGGTCAACGAGATCGCCTTCCTCTGTAACACTCTGAATGTATTCCGAGATATCACGGGTAGTATCCATTGCATCTTCATACAGCATATTGCCCAGAATGTTCTTTTTTGCTGCGGAGAAGGTCTGCAAGGTCTGCCTGGCAATACTGTCGATCAGCGGCATGATATCCTGGTTGCCACCTTTTGCGGACTTGATGGTGCTGTTCACCGCAACGCTGTTGGGGTTGGAGTAGCCGCCGGAGGTGCTGGGCATATCGCGGTAGGTGGGAACATAGTGCGGATACAGTTCCTTCATGTACTGTGCCATATCAGCGCTCACGAGTCCGCCCTGCTTTCGCACCTCCATCAATCCGTCAAGGTAGGCATACACATCCTTTGCCCACTTCTCAAATTCAGGGTGTGCATCCAGCAGGTCAGCTGCTGCGGCACGGCTATCGTCTGCGGTCACGCTGCTGCCGAATACAGGCTTGTCAAACTGCTTTTCTGCCCACGCCTGGAACTGCTTATATTGCTTGGCGGCGGCGATCTGTGCCTCGGTGTAGGCTTTTGTAAGGGTAGTATCCTTGCCTGCGGCCGTGGCGATGTTCTCATCTGTCATTTCCGCAAAGCCCTTGACTTCCCTGTTCAGTTTCGCCCGAAGTTCTGCAAGCTGCCGCTGCGCGTTTTCGCGTACACTCATGCGGTCTACATTGTGCTCGTGCAGCAGGTAGGTGTAAAACTCATCGGTCAAGCCAGCCTTTTTCGCCGGTTCAAATACCTGCATGAGGTTCTTATCGCCGATCTTCTTGCCGTTAAGGTCGTACTGCCCTGCGCCTCCGATAGAATACTGTGCAGCGGCAGATGCCTGCCCGACATTGTTCGCTGCATACATGATTCTGCTGTCGCCGACTTCGTTCCCGAACCGCTCCAGCTCATCCTTAGTGTTGATCCACTGGCGCTTAAAGGTGCGCCAGCTTTCGGCGGCTTTCTCCTTAAAGGTTTCCTTGTCCTTCTTCGACATTTCGGTCAGAACCTTGGCAACATCTTCCGTAGTGGTGGATTTCTGTTCCGCCGTCCTCAATCTGGCTTTGCTCTTTGCCCGATCCTCCCGCACCACTCGGTCAATGCGGTCCTGCGTCCTCCGCCGGTTGAATTCGTCCTTGGCTTCGGACAGCTTTTCGTTGTACTTGTCCCGCACCTGCCGATTGTTCGCACGGAGGTCAGCACGGTATTGCTTGGAAAGTGCGTCATATTTCGCCATGAATTCTGCACGGGCCTTTGCTGCCTTCTCTCGCTCTTTAGCCGCTGCTATTTCGGTGAGGAGTTTCGTCTCTGCATCACGCCAGCGGTCATTCATCTTCGCTTCCGCAGTTGCCTGCTGGCGATAGTCAGCAAGCTGCTGACGGATGTCCTTCACCTCAGCTTGTGCAGCCTTCAGCTCATCGTTAGCTTTCTGTGCAGCATCCGCAACGGCCTTGTCGATGTCGGCCATGTACTGGGCATCTTCCATGAGGGAGTAGCGGATGTCTTTGCTGGAGGTCGGGTCAACATTATCTGCGAGTTTGACCTGTTCGGGGGAGAATACTGAAACCTCTTTGCTCCCGCCAAAGTCCCACACAATCCCGTCATACCCTTTTGCACGGAGTTTGTTTATGTCGGCTTGCGTAACAATGCTTGGATCGTTTGCCTGTTTTTCGGATCGGGATTTATATACGCTATCCCTGCCATATGCGGCTTTGAGGATTCCCGGGACAGGGTTCCCATCTGTCACAACAAGCGGCTTCGTAATATTCGCATACATCTCATACAGTCTGCCATTCCCCTCGCCCATGGCGTCTGCGTATCGCTGTGCATCGGATCTCTTGCTGGTAAGATAAATGCCGGGGCCAAGCCACCCCTTCTTCCCCCTCTTAAATTCCGTAATATATCCAAACGCAGTTGTACCGTGATACATAACAAGAAGGTTTCCGTTTCCGTCTACCACCTTGCTGCCGGCGAAAAACTTCTTCTGCTCGGCGGAGAGCTTTCTGCCGGTGCTGTCGGTGTCCATGAGGGAGTAGCGGATATCTTGGCTGGAGGTCGGGGTGAGGTTGTCGATGCGCTTGATCTGGCTCGGTTCAAAGGCAATATACTCCTCGTTTTCGTTGTTTACGCCATCGTAGCCAAGGTTCTGCAGGTACTCTCTTGCCTTTACTCCGGCATTGTTTTGCCCCTTGAACCTGTTGAGCGCTTTATACCCAACGGCTTCGCTCGCGGGGTTTTTAATGTCAAGGTAGTAGGCGCTTACATTACTGCCGTAGCCCTGCGCATCAAGCTCCCAAGGGCTGAAAAACATTCCCTGAATATCCATGTTTGCCCTGCCTTTGGAAGCGTCAAAAACGGTAAAGTCGGCATCCGTTCCGTGATACACTACAAGCAGGTTTCCGTCCTCGTCCCTCACCTTACTGTCCTTAAAATACTCCCGCTGCTCGGCAGAAAGCTCCCTGCCGGTGCTGTCCATTGCCGGGATATCCATAAGGGAATGTTTCCCGTTTGCATCTTCTGCGCTATTCTGCATAGAATAGTTATTGACAGCATCAGTGTCTTGTGCTACACTAATGGTGTCGAAGTCAACCGCTGTGTTCCGTCTGGGCAATTGGAGCCCATCTCGATGAAGCAGTCGGTTGGCTTCTTTTTTGCTGTAACCAAGCAGATTTCCCCGAAGCATTTGCTCCGCAAGGAAGTCTCTGCTGTTTTCTTTTCCATACAGACTTGCCACTCTTGTTACAATATCAAAGCCCTCGCTCCGGCTCAAGTGGAGCGCCACAACAACAGGGTTTCCGTCGGAATCCGCTGTAGAGGTAACAATAACTGCTGCATTGGGGACAGTGTCCGATTTCAACAGAAGCGCCGGCTTGTCCAGCATTTCCGGAAGCTTCAGCAAAACATTATCGGAAAGGTTGTGCCCATGGGTATCAACCTTTGCTTTTCTCTGCGCCTTTGCCACAACAGATTGCGCCATAACAATGGGCTCATTCCCTATTCCGGCAGCCTGCAGATACTGCGATGTATTGCCAAGGGCAAACAGCTCCGTCGGTTTCATTTTGCCAGCTTTGTAGTCGGCAAACTGTTCCGCAAATGGGCGGTTGTTTTTCTCCACCGCTTCCCGCATCAGCGAATAAGATATCTTCCCCGCTTCTTCTACCTCCGTTCTCCCCTCCATCCCATCAAGCAAAGCCTTCTGCGATTCGGACAGCCTGTTATAGGCTTCCTGTGCAGAGGGCTTTCCTTTTAGCTTTTTGAGGATACGGTTCAAGAAACCTTTAATGCCGGTGGCGGCTTCCGTATTTCTTGCGCCGATGTACTCCAGCATATCCCGGCTGCCCAAAAGATCACCGCTGATATCGGCAGCGACTTCCTCCGCAGCTGCATCCGGGTCAAGCTCAATTCCATTGCGCTCGTACAGTTCGGTTTTGGCATTCATCATGCCCTTTACCATATCGGCATAGTCTGGGTTCTCTACCAGCGTATCAATCATCCCGGAATACTTGCCATCAGCTACAAGGTCGTGAAACATCTCATGCCCGAAAGTAACCATCAGCGGATCACGGGAATTGATGTTGACATAAATGGTGCCATCCGGTGCGCGATAGCCATTGGTCAGTCGGTACTGTCCATTGACCTGCACCGCACCCTCAAACCACACGATAGTCTTGCCAAGGTATTTCGCTGCATTGTTCACCTCGGCAACAGCTTTCTTTTTACTACCGAGAATTTCAGCTTTCTTATAGCCGATCTCGGTATTGCCGCGCACATCGGTGTTGGTTATCTCCTTGATACGGCGCTTGCCGTCTACATCGGTAATGGTGTTTTGCTCAACGGAAAGCCATCTTTCATTGGATTCCCGCTGCATCTGCTCCGCCTGCGCCTGCATATCGGCATCGAACTGGGCAGCAGCCTGTTCTCCTGCGGAAGCGACACGCTGGGCATATTCCGCCTGGGAGATCGCCTGTTTACCGGACTTCGCAATGTTCTGCGTAGCCACTTCGATAGCGGCAATATCCTGTGCTGTGTTTCCGCTGAACTGTACGCCGGTCAACTGGGAGAATGCCTGTCTTGCGGCAGGGTCGTTATTGATGCGAGCAGCTACGCCTTGGTTAGCTGCTACACCGGCAAGGGCGCTGTTGTAGGCTTTCTCTCCTGCGTTTGCAGGATTATCAACTGTGGGCGCAAAAGCCTGCCCTACGCTGTCCTCGGCCGTTTTAATGGATTGTGTGCGCTGGGCATCGGTAATAGCTGTTGCTACGGATTGCGGAGTAGCTTCCACATTCAGCTTTTGGGCTGCCTGCGCCAGCGCATCCGCTTTGGAGACCATCGCCTTGATCTCATTGATGGAGACCTGGGTAATATCGTTCTGGATTTTTGAAAGGCCGCTCTCGGCATCATAGGTGAGGTTTGCTTCATACAGTCTGCCCACCATTTGGCTGCTGGGGTTCTTCTGCACCTCCGCCGCATAAATGGCAGGTGCGGTGCCTGCGCCTTTCTCCATGCCCTCCTGCACCTGCTGCGCTACGGCAGCAGGGGAAGCATTCAGTGCCTTGCCTACACGGCTGTAGGTGACGGAACGCATCGCAGCGTTGCCGCCGCCCAATACACCGCCTGCAAGAGCGCCCAGCAGGATATCATAGCCGAAGTTGTCCATCTCGTCACTGTCGCCGGTGATGGCTTTTTCAATGGCGTAGTTGATAACATCCTCTGCGCCCTCCTCAATGCCTTCGGAGAGAGCGTCCCGCAGCCACTTGCCACCCACGGAATTGGCGAGGTTATACAGGCCTGGGGCTTCCGCCATCAGTTTCTTGGCCACGGCCTGCCCGGCGGCAGACTTGCCCAGCGAGCCATACAAACCGCCAAACTGTTCGGTAAGCATGGAAGCGCCACCGGCAGCGGAACCGAGTACGAATGCTGTATCCGTATTCCCGTACTTCTCATAGGCATCTGCATATTTATTGCCCGCGGCGGATGCAGCCATCACGGGCAAACCGGAGCCGGGGAGGACCGCGTTTGCAACAAGGGACGGCACCATGTTCGAGATCGTATTGACCAGCTGCAGCGCTCCGCCCTCAACAGCACCAACGCTGGCTACATTCTTTTCGTGGCGCAGTTCTGCCTGTGTCTTATAGTCTGTGATGGGGATTTCTCTCTTATCGGCAAGCCCGGCCCGCTTTACGGCTTCGGCACCGCTTACGCCGCTTTCCATCAGCCGCTTGGCTTCCCATGCCTGCGCTTCCGGATTACCGGAAAGATACGAAGATGCTGCAGCGGCATACTGCCTCATGCTTTGGAATGCATTCTGCACACCAGCAAGGGCAGCATCGCCTGCCTTGAATTTATTCTCGTCCGGGTTGTAGTCCTCTACCGCTTCCGCATTTCGCTGGTTCTTCCACTGGGTATAGGCGTTCTCGTACTCAAAGGCAGCCTTGTTGGCAATCTTCTGCTGCTCCTTGGCCTGCTGCTGCATATTCCCAGCTCGCATATAGGCCCCGGCCTTAATTGCCGCGTCGTCCCTCTGTTTCTTAATCGTATCCAGCTGCTCCTTCATGGCATCGCTCTGCTTACGAGAAGAAGCCCCAGCAGGCGCAGCCTGTGTAGGCTGCGTGCTGGGGGCAGAGGGATTATATTGGGTAGCTTTCTTCACAGATTGAACAAGAGAGGCAATGCCGCTCCGCTGGTAGTTCTGCTCAAGCTCCGCGGCAAGCGATGCGCCGATAGATTTTTGATAGTTTTGTTCCAGCGTTTTTCTATCCATTTTTCCTCCTGTTATTTAAGTTTGAGAAGGCTATCCGCCATTGCATCAGAATAACCGGCCCGGCGCAACATGTTGTAGGAGTCCTGCAAGGCGGCATTGTAATTTGGGTTGTCCTTTTTGGTGGTTTTTGTCTTTGGCTTCGGGGCCTTTGCCAGCCCGGCGGAATAGCTTGCCTGCGCATTCATCTTTCCGCTCTGCGGCTCCCGGTTCGCCTGAATCATGTCAAGGTATGCCTGATTCACCGCATCGGAATAGGCGTTATCCGCATCGGCAAGGCTGCTGTTATAGCGGTTGTTCAGCCGGACATAGGAGCTTTCCGCAAGGCCGCCATTGATGCCCTCACGGGCCAGCTGCCCGGGGAGGTTCTTTAGCGCCATCTCTTTGGCAATGTACGCCCTGCGTGCATTGTCCTCCCGCTGCTGGGCCGCCTGTTTCTGCTGGGCCTCATACATCTGCTGGTTGTAGGCAAGCAGCTGGTCATAGGCAGCGGTCTGCGCATCCAGCTGCGCTTTCAGGCTCTCAAGGTATGCGTCCCGCTCGGAGGTGTCCGTCACGGAGGAGGAAATTGTCGGGGAAACTCCAGCCAGGTTAGCCTTTGCCGATGCAAGAGCTCCGCCCTTTATCGCTGCATCTACAGCGCCCCTGCCGGGCTTATTTACTTCGGAGCCTGCTGCTGCGGCCGCCCTCGCCACATCGTACCCAATCGGTTTTACTGTGCGGTTGCTGCCGCCATCGTTTACAAGGGTTGTGTTCTTTCTCAGTGCCAAAATTACCCCTCCTTGTCATATGCCGCTGTGTCATACTGCTCCACAGCGGCTAAAATTCTCCCACGCAGCGCCTGCGCGCTGGCGTGTTCGGTTCTGTACTTCTCTTTGATTTCTTCCAGCTCGGCGACCAGCTTATCATAATCGCTCGGCACCGGCGTATCGTCATTGAGATACTGCCGCACCAACGCCAAAAACGCGCTCCAGTGCGGTCTGATATAGACAGGGCAATCTTTCCTTGCGTACCAGTCATGGTGCTGGTAGACTGCGGTTTCGTCCAAGTCATGACGCTTTAGAATAGCAGCGCAAAGCCTTGCGCCGTTATCTTCGGCAACCCGGTTATACTCGGCATCAGTTCCGTCCATGATGATCTCGATAGCGATGGTAGTGCTGTTGCCGGGGCCATAGTTTCCATCGGCAGCGTGCCAGCCGACCTCGCCCTCGTCAAGGTTCTGCCATGCTTCGTTCTCGTCCACATAGTAGTGGACACGAACAGACCCCATATTGCAGTTCGGGTAGGTCGCGCGGGTGTACTGCTCCGCCATTGTGGTACCGCTGGGGACTTTAATCCGGCCAGTATTGTGAATAGTCACACCGTTAATGGCGGATAACGCCCGGTTTGCCTTGTACTGCGTACCTTTGCGGTATGTATAACCGGCCTCGGTATAGTCTCGGTTCCATACGGCGCTATCAGGAATAAGCTTTTCATATACCTTTACACCGTTATCATAGCGTACATTATCGGGAGAGAGGAAAGCCATTAGGCTTCCCCCTTTCCTTCGGCATCCAAAATAGCCGCATCAGTGTGTTTGACCATGCCGGTCGTAGCAGCATCATAAGTACCACCGGCAGCCAAGGCCACGATAACCGCATTGAGCAGACACAGGATTACGCCCTGCACCGTCAGCTCGGCTCCTGCAAACGCTTCTGCGCCCACGAGGATAAGTACGGAAACGATATAGGCCAAGAGGTTAGTGTTGATGTTCCGCAGGGGGGTCTGCTTCAAAAACTGGGTGATGATAGTGACCATCATCACAGCGCCGGCATAGGTTCCAAGGGTTGTCCAGGTTACAAATTCGTTCATAGTTACGCTCCTTTTCTCTGCTCAAGGTTGGTTACCCTTTTGTTAAGGGCTTTGTTCTGTTCTTCCAAAACGGGGATCCGTTCCGCGAAGTTATTGTGCAGCCGCACCTCCCGGGTCAGTTCTTCCAGCTTGGTGTCGGTTACGGCCTGCGCCCGTTCCATCTTGTAGTCCCGTTCGGCATTGCTCCGGCTGTTGGTTATCACCACCGCCAATACCGACGCCACACCTGTGATAATTGCTACCCAAACACTTGCATCCATATCAGTCCTCCTCACTCAGCCGCAGCAGCATATCATACTCCTGCGGGCTGATTATTTTTTCTGCTTCCTCTCGGAGTAGATGCATTTTGAATTTCTTATTGATGTTGTTTTGCTTATACCATTTGTTCCAGTAGTACACATTGGCCAGTGCTCTCGCCTTGTGCATCACGCAGATATTGGTGCTGCGACAGTTGACCGAGCCAGTCTCCTGATAATTCCATGCGGAGCACCATGCGCAGCCGGAAGCGACCGGACATTCCCAGCATTCATCCGTAGACTGCGAACGACGGGTAATGCTGTCAAGGTATTCCTTAATTGCTTTGTGCTCCGGCTGCTCAAATACCCCATCGACGGTACCGACGATAATGGGCGGGACATCGTTGCCCAAAGAGGATGGCATATACCGCAGGCAGGGGTAGGCAATACCATCGGGGTCAAACGCCAGCATGGCCCCGGTACCGCCGCACCAGTTCCCGTTTTCTTCTGGCGGAAGCGGGTGGAAATTATCTTCCGAGAACAGGGAGACCGTGGTGCCATCGTTGTTTGCCAACAGTTTATCAGCCATCTGCTTCATTTCATCGTACAGCACCTTGGCGTGTTCCGGTGTCCACTTGGCTTCATGTACACAGTTGGCGTGTATTGTTTTCATGCCCTCGGCCATAAAGAAGTCCACGATGCGGTTAAGATTACGGATGTTCTCCGGGGCAATGGTCACTTTTGTCCCCAATTCTTCGTAGAAGTGGGCGTTAAAGTGCTTCATTGCCGCGTAGGCGTCATCAAAGTTACCGCGCCCATCATGATAGACCCGGCAGGCATCATGGATCTCTTTCGGCCCGTCAAGCGTTACAGCGAAGCTCAGATTATTCCGGAACTTGTGGAGGAACTCCTGCACTTTCGGTTCAAAGTACAAAGCACCATTCGATGTGATGTTGACCCTCCATGTATAGATCCACGGGTGCTGCAGCTCCAGGCAGCGCCGCACAAAGTAGGTGCAGATATCATCGATCACATCAATAGCCATCAGAGGTTCCCCACCGATCATATCCAGAACAATGGCCTTTGTTTTACGGTTGATAAAAGTCCCCTTATCTTCCTCCCACATTTTGAAAAGGAGGTCTACCCCTTTTCTGGCCGTTTCTTTTGACATTACCCGGTGCCCCTTATGCCCCTGGTAGCAATAAGTGCAGGCCATCGGGCAGTCATCGGTCACCTGAAAAGTAATGTCACGGCAGAGAAATTCCTCCGGCAGCATTTTGGCGCTCTCCTCCGGGTACAAGGTGCAAAGGTAATCCGCATAGCTTATTTCGCTTCGCTTCATACGGCCTCCATCTGATACTCAATGGCGCACTCGTCAAAGTTAAAAGAGTAGCTCATAACTGCGCCGTCGGGCTTAAAGCGCTCACTCACTTCTCTTTTGGCCAGCTCCAGCTCCACGCTCTTTGCTTCACAGCTATCGGCATACAGCTGCAGGTTTTTCTCCAGTACATCAGGCTGCGCCATCAGATAACGCAGAACACCCAGCGCCGCGTTGTACTCGTACCACAGGCGTTCCACGCAGGTGCAGTCCTGCTCAGGGATCGTTACTTTCAATGCCATTTTGATTCCTCCTTAGAGTTCAGCGGCATACAGATCATAAGCCGCCGAAGTTTTCTTTATTTCTTCAATTAAAATCTTCAGCTCCGGGAGGAATTTGGTATCCTTAATATACACTCCCATCAGTTGGCGCTTTATGGTTTCCATCAAGAACCATAAGAAAGAGCCTTTTTCTGCACTGGGGTACATAGCGAGTACGGACAAGCTCCGCTCAACGATTTGTTCTATGCTACTGCCATATCGTTTGCGGTCAAGGACAAAATACTCTGTAACAGCACCTTTTACGGCTTCATCATATTTAATTCCCAGTGCATCCTCAACCTTTGCGATTACATTGGAAGCATAGCTGCGTACCGTACTTTCTTCTGCATTCACGGCAGGAGCCATCGGTTGATCACATAAAATGGGATACAGTTCTCGGCCAACTCCCACCTTTTTTTCAGCTAAAGCCTCCTTGATCTCCTGAACAGAAATCTCGGAAAGTTCTGCCACTTTTACCATAGCATTTGCTTGATATACGCCTATCATAAATTTACCTCCTACAATTAAGATGTTCCAGATGTTGATACACAGGTCGTTCTACAATTCGTAGAGCATATACTGCCGCAATTTCCTTTGCACCCTCCAGTACAATCCATTCTGCAGGCTGCCGTACAGTTGCTGGTGCAGCCATCCCGCCAGCAAGCTCCTCCGCACGATGTGCTGCAGCCTCCAGAACATGTCCCTTCGCAGTCGCCAGTACAGGTTCCACTACACCCGCTGCAGTCATAAGAGCAAGATCCGCCACAACCAGAACAGCTATTATAGCATCCGGAGCTGCACAGTCCGCTGCAGCCGGATGCGCAATCCGAACCGCTGCCACGCATGGGATATGCTTCATGGGCTGCCAGCTTTGCATCCAGTGTGGCAAGCTCCGGGACGGCGTCCCCAGCTGCTTTTTCGGTATACCCACTGGGCGAAATCGCGTTGATCGGTACGACCAGCTTGTTAAGGTGTTCCGGTTTGACGATGACCCCATTGGCGGGGACAACGCTGTAGTCGTAGGCTGCTCCGGCATAGGCCGTCAGAGAGCCGGAGCGGCAGCGACGATTCATTTCCGCTTTTACCCTTGCTTTAAGGCTTACAAAGTCCGAGGCAAGAATCTGGTTCTGAGAATTAAGAGCCAATATGTTTCACCCCCTTAACTGAATGCCGCGCCAACAGCTACCCATGCAGTGCCGTTGTGGTATTTGATAATACCGCCGTTTGCGGTATCGATCCACAGCAGCTTGGTATCCGGTGCCGTAGCGGAAGCTACAAAGCCACCGCCGCCGGATGGCGCATAGATGGCATTGCCGGAGATACTGCCCCCACCGTTGATGATCTCTGTTATCATCACCTGTACCTCCATGTCCGCATTGGGCTTTTCGCCCATTGCCTTGGCGGTAAGGGTACCGTTGTTGTTCTCAATCCAAAGGGCAGATGTACCGCTGTCGAGGATAGCGCCAAGAGCGGTTGCATCCATCTGGATATCCGCCTTGCTGTTTACGGTAATGTCGGAAAGGGTTATGGTCTGCGCATAGGGGCTTGCAGCTCCTGTCCACCCGGCAGCGGTCAGGGTAACGCTCGCTTTCTTTACCTTGCAGGCGTTAATCGCTGTCTGCTGTGCAGTGGAAACAGGCTTATTGACATCGCTGGTGTTATCTACATTTCCAAGTCCGACCTGGGCTTTGGTCACGCCATGTGGGTTAGCCTTATCGGAAACATGGGTATAGGGGGCCTGCTTCACATTGTCCACATTGCTAAGGCCAACTTGCGTTTTGGTTACTTCGTGAGGGTTGGCCTTGCTTGCGATATGGCCGGGCACATCCGCCAGCGCCGCGTTAAATGCGGTTTCCGTTCCGGTGTATCCTGCTTCTACGGCAGTCTGGTAGGCGGATTTGCCATCCTTTCCTGCTGCACCGGCAGGACCTTGTGGCCCCTCCGGACCCACTTCGCCCTGCGGCCCCTGAACGCCCTGTTCGCCTTGCGGGCCTGTAGCGCCGGTAGCACCAGCCGGGCCGGTTGCGCCGGTCTCACCCTGCGGACCTGTAGCACCGGTATCTCCTTTTTCGCCCTTATCGCCTTTGGGCAGTACAAAGTCGAATACCGCAGCAGAGGTTGTGCCGCTGTTGGTAACGGAAGCAGCAGCGCCGGAGGTTACTGTACCTATTTTAATAGTAGCAGCTGCACCGTCAGCACCGGGAGAACCGGCTGGGCCTTGCGGGCCTGTCGCGCCTGTTGCACCAGTAGCGCCTGTGGGGCCTTGCTCTCCAGTGTCCCCTTTGTCGCCTTTCTCACCCTGCGGGCCTTGTTCTCCCGCAGCGCCAGTAGCACCGGTAGCGCCAGCTGGGCCTTGCTCACCTTGTGGCCCCTGTACGCCTTGCGGGCCTTGCGGTCCGATGGGGCCTTGCAATGCGCCAACGCTTACCCAGTCATTGGCCGTCTCGCTCCAGATGTAGCACTCGCCGTCCTCCTGCACATAGTACATCTTGTTGTTCCCGGCGGGGATCGCGTTTCTCAGCGCTGCCAGTGTAGGATAGCTGTCCTCGATATACAGGCTGGTTCCATCTTTACCGGCAGGGCCTGTCGGTCCTTGCGGTCCCATAGGCCCCTGCGCACCAGTAGCGCCGGTAGCGCCTGTTGCACCAGTATCACCTTTGTCTCCCTTTTCGCCCTTTAAGCCACGAGGGCCAGCAGGGCCTTCTGCACCTGTCGCACCTGTCGCCCCGGTTGCGCCTGTGGCTCCGGTATCGCCCTGTTCACCCTTGGGGCCTGCGGGACCAGCCGGGCCTTGTGCGCCGGTTGCGCCTGTTGCACCACGGGCACCGGTTGCGCCGGTATCACCCTTGGGGCCAGTATCGCCTTTATCACCTTTGGGACCGGTTGCGCCTGTGGCACCAGTAGCACCGGCAGGACCCTGTTCGCCTGTTTCGCCCTTGGGGCCCTGGATACCCTGTACGCCCTGAATACCCTGCGGGCCTCTTGTGCCCTGGGCACCCTGCTGGCCCTGTACGCCCTGCGGGCCCTGCGGGCCTCTCACACTGACGGCCTGCGGTGCAATCGCCGTATCCTGTATGGTAAAGGACATGACGCCGTCTGCATCTACGGTGGGAACAATAACGGGGCCTGTCAGGCCTTGGTCACCCTTCGGCCCCTGCTCGCCTGTGTCGCCTTTCTCGCCCTGCGGGCCGGTATCGCCTTTCAGGCCGGTGATGATGGTCTGCTCGCCGTCATCGGTCACAGTTCCGTTGGCAAACTTCATGCGGCTGCGCTGCGGGGCTACTGTCCCGTCCGGCTTGACAATGATGTGGCCGGAGGAGCCGGTCGCTTCCCATGTTACGCCATCTTCGCTGGTTTCCAGCACCTTGTCATCGTTAAGGCGGATGTACTTCACATTGCCGGTCAGGATCCGCTTTTCCAGCTCTTCCTGTACGGTCGATGCCGCACCGCTGATATCCTCTGCGCCCATGTTGGCGGCAGCGGTCAAGGCATTCAGCGCGTCCACCAGGCTGTTGTACGCGGGGATCACTACCTCACGCACGACCTGCTCTACGGAATACTGCATCTCACTGGCAGACAGGCCGGGGGTCGTTTCCTGTCCGATTACACCCACCCTGTTGCCATCGCTATCGGTAAATACAGCGTCCGGGGTATAAGCATTGCCATCGGACGCTTTTATTTTTTCAAACATATCTTACCCCCTGTATTTCTTGGTTTCTCGGTACTCTACGGCAATGTTTTCTATGCCGAAAGGCTCCGCATTGGCATTGGAGAACCGGAAGCGCACCTTATCCAGATTGCGCATATCCAGCTTGCGCCCCAGCACCTTTGGGGTGGCATCGGTACTCCATGTCCATTTCGACCAGTCGATGTCCTCCCACGAGAAAAACCTTGCCGTTCGGGCATCGGTCAGGATGGAGATCCATTTGCCGCTGCACATCGCATAGGCGTTTACACTGGTGCGCACAAAAGCGGACAGCCTGCAGGCCATGTACCGGAAGTGTTTGCTGGAGTAAAAGGTCTTGCCATCGATATCTGGGGTTTCCCACTGGCACCCTACTGGTGTGTATGTCTCCCCGTCCATCGTGTCGTTGTAGGAGTTGGGAGCGGTCTCATCGGTATTGAATTTGCATACTTTGCCATCCGCCGTGCCAAAGAACAGTTCGCCGTTATCGTCCCAGATCACCCTTGCGGGTATTCCGGTCAGATAAAAGCACTCGTACTGGTAGTTGGAATACGGCTCCCCATCCTCGTAGTGCTTTTGCAGCAGGTCAAGCACATACACGCCAGCACCGGCCGCAATGAAATAAAAGTCCTTGTGAATGCAGGCATAGGCATCGGCGATATTGCTTTCCGAAAGCAGTTTCGGATTGATATAAAAGCTGCGGCTCTGCACATAGCGCTCGCCGGTCACATCGGAAGCAGTCAGTGCGAAGATGCCGGTGGATGAAAGGAACAGCGGCTCGTTATCGGTCGGCACAAAACTGTGCGGAGCGATGGCACCGTGTCCGGTGATTACATTTCCGGTCTTAAAGGCAAAGGTCTCCACGCTGTTGCCGAGATCATCGGTCTCCGTTACCGTGGAGCCGGTGCGCACATACACCGCGCCGGTGGTTCCGCTCTTGTGGGCCGCTATCCTGTCGCCCACGATGGAATAACCTACAATGCGCTCGCTGTCCTCGCCCAGTATCGAATAGGATAGATCGGAAAAATAGGAAAAATCATTCTGCGCCGACCAAAAATCCCTGTTCTTAAAGTTCGGATCGCCGGTCACAAATAGCCGGGTGCCCGTCTCGCCATACACAATACAGGTATCGCAGTTCGTAATGCGGCTGCGGCTCTCGCTCCTGTCCTTGGATGCAGTGATATATACATTGTCCGCGCCCTCCAAAGGGGATTTACCCGGAGCGGCTACGAATGTCACGGTGCCGCTGGTGCGGTTTACAGTAAAGTCGGTAGTCTCCACCTTGTCTACGAAGGAACCGTCAGCTTGCAATATCTTTGCCGTTACAGGTGTTGTATCCAAATTTTCAAGGGAAAGTTGGAATACTGTTGCTGCTGCGGTCTTATCTCCTACATAGAAAGATTCCGTCCACTTATCCGACATGAGGTTGATATCCTCATAAGTTGTTCCGCCGGTACCATCCGGATTTTTATTGATAACGATCCTCGGTACATAGGCGCTGTCCGATACATTAGCCACGGTAAAGGTGTCGTCACTGTGCGTTACCTTGTAGTAGTGTGCTCCATCCAGCAGGTACAGCGCTTTATCGAAGTTCTTGCCAACCGAAAAGGCATCGTTCATGGCGGAAGAGATCAGCGTATCGCCTGCATACAGTTTCGTGCCCGCATGGATAATATCTGTCCCATCCAGAGAGAACCGACCATTGATACGGCCATCGTATACCGCCGTTTTGGCAAATCCAAGGCGCTTTCTCACGCGGCCGGGGGAGGAACGGATCATGTTCTCGCAGTTGGGACTTCTTCTTGGGTCGATATTGGTTGCGCCGCTGGAAAAGTCGCAGCCATAAAAGTCGTTAATGACCATGGCATTGGTCTTTACCACATCAGCGCTGGGGAGTTTTGCCGGGGAATATCTCATTTGCTCCCCTCCTTACATCATGAATACGGTTTCAATTACTTGGTGTTTCTCGATGTCCTCGTCCGTCATAGCGCCTACCATCTCTGCAAAGCGTCCGGTGAGGAACTGATTCAGCGCCAGTGTCTCATCAATGCCGCTTGTGGCATCAATGGCCAGCCGAAGTGGAATCAGCGGAACCGCCTTGGGCTCCACCTCTATCTCGGTCGCACCGGAAGCGCCTGCAAGGGTGGCGTGCCGGTGCTTATACTGGATATCGAACTGCCCGCTGTAATGGTACGGGATCGCAATATGGTATTCATCCAGCCGCCGGTAGTCGGAAAAGTCGCGGAAGGTCACGCCGTCACCGGAGAAAAGGATTTTCACCATGCCGTTCATCTGCTGGGGCAGCTCATACGGCACCCATGCTATGTGCTCCGGGATTTCTACCAGCTGGAATGCATAAAACGCAGCGTTTCTTACCTGGAATGGGTACTGCGATTCCAACTTGATACTGCCGTTAAAGCTGCCGGAAAGACGCTGGAACTCAGGAGCGGTGATCTGCCGCCGGGCCCCATCGATAGTCGCTGTTAGAACACCGCAAATTTCAAGCGTGTAGGCTTTTGCATCACTGTTGGTAAACTCGTAGGTATCACCAGGATAAACCGTCTTAGCTTCAAAATGGGAGCCCTCCATGCACCGAGGCATGTTCTGAACGATGCTGATGGATTCGATCAGCGGGAACTGCGATTCCACCATTGCAACAGCACCGTCCAGCAGGTGCTCCATTCTGTCCTTGTAGTCGGCTATAAATCCGTTGCTTGCGGCAGCGCCGTTTACGGTGGCTTCATCTATCCACCGCAGCGCACCGTTGATGGCATCGTTCTTGTTCATTCAATCACCCCATGTACCCTGCTTCTTCAAGGATGCGGGCGACTTCTTCGGGTACATCCACCCATTCGCCACGCTTGATCTGATAGGTATAGCCGTTGATGCACACAGGCACTACGACATCTTCTTTGTTCAGCTTGTCCTTCGGCAGACGGATGCGTACCTTCTTGCTTTTGGCGAGTTCTTCGCCGGTCGCTTTTTCTACGATCTCTCCGACCATGTCGGGGTTCTTAATCTCTTTAGCCATGTTAAATCCTTTCTGTAAAAGAAGGGAGGGGTGTTACCCCCTCCCTTGTATTTGGTTAGGCGGTAGCCATGGACTGAATGCAGACCATTGCCAGCTCCTGCAGGCGAACAGTAACCGCCATCGCTTTCCAGCCGACACTCGCGCGCTGGTTCAGGGGATCCTCGGTACCGGCGGAGCCAGTGGGCTTGATGATGATTTCGGGCTTGGAGGAGCCGTTCACATCGACCACGCCGTAAGCGTCCTTGCCTACGATAAGGGTCTTATGCAGGGTACCCGCAGTAGCGGTCGTTGCATCGGTGGGGCACATGGTGGTCAGGATGAAACGGACACCATGGATACGACCGATCTCGCCCTTCATAATGTTCTCTGCACCATTGTACTTGGAGATATCCTGCCACAGGCTGTCGTTCTGCAGGTCGTATGCTACATTGGGATCGCAGAAGCCAATGTAATAGCCGCCCTCCAGGGGCTCGGCGTTGTTGTTGCGCAGGGTGCGCACCGCTTTCTTGATCTCCTCGCTGTTTACCACCTTGCCGGCGGCAATAGCGGCAGCGGAAGCAGCGCCGCCAGCAAACTGCTGGGAAGTACCCTTGAAGATAACATCCGCGCAGCGGGTCTCCAGGGTCTTGGCGGCGTTTTCGCCCATCAGCGCAGCGGACTCTGTCAGGACGGGGTCGATGCCGACCATGCTGATCTTGTCAGACAGGCGGACCCAGTTGCCCTCCTGCGCCACGGTAGCGGTCACAGCGGTGATGGACAGGTTGTCGCCGTCAGGGGTTACGCCCTCGGTCAGGGATGCCGCAGGTACATCAAGGGAGTTGAAGCGGCGGAAGTTGATGGTGTCACCCTCGTTCTTCGGCATGGGGCGCTTCTGGCCGTACTTGAGGAAGGTCAGATTGGGCAGCAGCCGGGACAGCAGGGTGCGGTCGTAAAAGGTTTTCTGTTCAGCGGTAAGATTACCGTAAGTCTGGGTAGTAGTTGCCATAGTTTTATACACTCCTTAATTTTTTAATTCCCCCCGGAGTGCAGCTTGATACAGCTTTTCAAAGTCTTTGTCCGACATCTTCATGTAGTCGGCTTCGGTTTCGGGGCTTTCGCCCGTCAATGCTCCGGGAGATGCTTGTGCGTTGTTGTTGATTCTTCGGAGCGTGTCTTCCTTTGCCTTGTTTGCAGCATCGTTGGCGAGGTCAAAATAGCTGTTCGCCAAAATTGTGTTGAACGCTGCATCCACGCTGCAGGGCGTCCCCTGCTGGGTGCAGTAGTCCATCAATTCGACCACTTGGTCTTTGAGCTTTGTGAATGTCTGCCCTCTTACAGGGTCAGCCTCCAGCTCTCTCATGCGCTCATTGCTCCGCAAGCGGGTAATCTCCGCTTCAAGTGATTGATTTCGGTAAGCTGATACGGGGTCGGTTTGGCCGTCCTCGTCCAGCCGCTGCATCGCAACAAAGGCTTCGTACTCCGCCTTTGTGGTGATGGGTCTGTCATTGTCATAATGATTGGTCAGGCCCATGCTTCGGATAAAGTCGTCCACGCTCTTTTGGGATGCTTCTTTGATTCTCCGTGACACACGCTGTGTCTCGGTCGGTTCTTCCTGCACCGCAGGTTCTTCCTGCTCGACAGGCTCGGTTTCCTCTACTGCGGGAGAGGAGTCGATATCTTCTTCGATATCTTCATTAGCAGCAGTCATGATTTCTTCGTCCATAAATTCCTTTCTGTGGCGAGGTTCGGTTTGTTCCGTTTAGCAGCCACTTAAAAATTGGTTATCCCTCCAAGGGGTTGGTCACATAGGTCGGTGTCCTGTTGGTGCATTTGGGGTTCTTGCACTCCAGCTGCAGCTTGATAAACGCTTTTGTCTCTGTGTTTGGGGAGGTATCCCCGGTGAATGTAAGGTATTTGCCGGTGATTCTCATTTCGGCTTTACAGTTTGGGCACAGCATTGTTGCCACCTCCTGTGAACTTGTCCATGACGGTCGGGGCCTTCGGCACATCCGGCAGCGGAACTCCGCCAATGCCGGAAACACTCTGTACGCCGTTCACTTCTTCCTCCGGAACGCCAGGCATGCCCACCGCTTGCGGCTGGGTTTCCCGCATTCGCTTGAACTTCTCCTTGAATGGAGCTACATTCGGGTCGGACAGCTCGATGTACTGGTCGATGGAAATGTCCCCTCGGTCAAGCATCTTGTCCAAGGTCGCCTGTGCCAGCACCGCAGAATACTCGGAGGAAGCGCCTACATCCACCTGCAGGTCAAAGTCGTACATGGCGTAGTCCGTACCCGTAAATGCTCTGCCTGATACCTCGTCACCCATCTCAATGACGATTTCCCGCTTGTCGGAGCAGTATGTTTTGAAAAACTCCATCCAAATGCGGCCGATCTCCTTAACTGCGTGCCAGTATCTGCGCTGAATCTCGTTGACAGGGGTCTGCGCTTGGTTTTGCAATGCAATGATTGCGGATGCTGCCATGTTTGCACCCAAGGACTCGCCGGTTGTTACCTCGGTCGTGCCTGTCACTACGCGGGTCAGGTCGATCATGTCGTTGCTGACCTGCGTAGCAGCGGACGAAAACGCCGGAGGCTGCAGGTACGATATCCCGCCGTTGGAGTAGTCGGTGACGATTTCCCCCGGCTCGTTTGTCAGCGGCTGTCTGATTGCACCGGGCTTTGCCACAATCTTCGGGAAGCCCATCTGTTGGATGGCCAAGGCTTGCATCCCATACATAAAGTTGATGAGCTTTTGGTTGGGGATAAGCCCCTCGATTTCACCGATGCCGTAGAAACAGGCTTTACGCAGCTTCCAGTTTAACGCCGCCACAGGGTACAACTTGATGCGGGTTGGACTGTCCTGCGGGGTAAGCGGTACTGCTTTGCATATCTCCACGCTGCGGGTCGCTTTATCAAATACGACCTCACCGTTCTTGCGGTAATACTTGGTCAGCACCGTGACCTTTTCGTTTTCCTTGCCGTCCAGCTCGATTCTCTCGGCCTGATAGGTGCTTGCATCCTCAAATTCATCGGGACAGATGTTTGCCACCTTTTCCGCAGGCAATCCCCTGTCCTTTGCCATCTTGCGTACAGCGCCCAATTTGAGCCGCTGGGCGATGATGAGGTAGTCCTGCTTCTGTACATCCCGGAGCTGCGGGTTGGCTACAAAAAAATTGAGAGCATCCACGGTTTCCCCGCGAAGCTCCCCCACATATTTGTCGCCTGTAACGCTGGTGTCCCAGTAAAAGTGCCAGATGCCCGTCCCGTTGGTCGCTGCATCGTCACACGCCTCGTTGCACAGCTTATCCATGTCGGCTCTGTCCCAGATCGTCCGTGCGTACTCGGTGCAGTTCTCGGCGGCGTCCTGATGCATCTGGTCAAGGATCTCGTCACCGCTGGCGCTGCCCTGTCTGTAGACGATGCTGACAGGCTGGTCAAGCACGCTGGAGCGCTTGCTTCGGACGATCATGTCCACGATGTTGAGGACGGGTCTCGGCAGGTTTTTGGTGCGCTCTGTCGCTTGTGGCCACTGGTCGCCCTCCTTAAATCGCACAAAGGTCGGGAATTTGGTGCTAAAGCCCATCTTGTTGTGGTACGCTACACCCTCTCGGTATAGCGTCCACAGGGTTACATCACTCATATCAATCCTCCGGGCCGTTAAGCCACTCGTTGAATATCTTGGTTGCATATTGCTCCTGCGCCGTCTGGTCGTCCCCTAACGCCCACAGGATCAGTCTTTTGAGCCATCGTCTTACCATACCTGATACCCTCCTTGTTCTTCGGTCTGCCGCAGCTCCGGCGGCAGCTTGTACTTGGTAACCGGCGGCTGTCCCGCATACGGTCTCCCGCTGCAAAAATACCTGATTGCATCAGGTGCATGGGTCAGCTCGTGCGGCTCTGTCGCTACATCGTTAGGCTTGTGGTCATCATACTGGACCATCGGCAGGCATCTAATGACCTGCTTACAGTTGCGGAAAAACCGCAGCCCTGCTATCCTCGTCTTGTCGCCGGTTATGATATCTCTGCTGTCCCTCGGTTTGAGCCACTCATGTACATCCTGCCAGCCGTTGATGCGGTCGTTGTCCACCTTAACCAGCGGGATGTCCTGCTCCATAAATATATCCGCCACGCTGCGGCCTGTGTCGTTACGCCTGTTCCACAGGTCGGGCGGCGCAAGCCATTGCTCGATCTTATCGTCCCCGTTGGCCTCCTTGATACGCATGGCGGCATCCGATGCGATCAGCCCTGACTCGTATATCTCTCGGTACACATAGCCGTTTCCATCTCCGTCTATGGCGATCCAGTATCCGGCCAACATATCAAGGCCGTAGTCCATTGCAAAGTAGCGTCTCCACCAGTCTGGTATCTCTATGGGGTCTATCACATGGATATCGTCACGCCACTCGGCAAAATACTGCCCCGCAAACACATTCCAGTCGCCATCCAACCATGCCCGGCGCATATCCTCCGGCAGCGTCTCCAGCATCCGTACATATTCCGGGTCCTTATCAACCAATACCGTGTTGTCGTATACCTTTGCAGGGATAAACTCGTAGTCATCGGGGTTTTCCGCCGCCGTATAGTCCCGGTCGATAAACAGGCGCTTGACCCACGCATGGCCGACTCCGCCGGGGTTGCAGGTCAAATACATCCGATGGGGGAAGTCGTTGGCTCCACGGTTACTGGCCACCAAGTTGTTGTACATAAACTCGGTAAACTGTGTGGCCTCGTCCAAAAACATGATGTCGTACTCTTGCCCCTGATACTGCAGCACATCGGCCTCGGCCGAGCAGTATCCAAAACGGATACGACTGCCGTTTGGGAATATCATCGCCTTTTCCGAGTCCCGATAGGTGGCAATGTCGGGTTCCAGCACCTTCCGCAGCTCCAACACATGGTTTTGCCACAAATCAGCATATGTCCGGCGCAGGATCAGTATCTTGATCCCTGCATAATTAACAGCAAGCATGGTGGCCTTTGCTCGCACCACCCAACTCTTGCCGCCGCCTCTGGCGCCGCCGTAGCATACTCTGCGCTTTTCCGACAGCAAAAATTGCTCCTGCTTGGGATTCGGTGTGCCTAAATTGACCGTCATTTGGCGTACTCCTTGCCATTGCCCAGCACGATCTCGATTTTGGGTATCTCGCCACCCAGATCAATCGGCTGATTGGCCTTGCCGTATACTCTGTCTAATACGGTTTCAGCGCACTTTACCCGCGTTTCGGTTTTCTCATTTGTGTTGTTTAGGGTATCCACCAGCAGCTTAACTGCCGCAGGAGTCGCCGCTTTCAGCATTGCTTTGGCGTCTTCGGGGATTTTCGCCCTCCCACTTGGGTTCCCACTCTGCCCTTTTTTCCATGGGCGCAGGTTCTCTTTGCTTTTCGCACTGCATCCACTGGCCATCTTCGGCACCTCCTTTCAAAATTCTTCCCGCCCTATCCCTCCCGGTGTCTACTATGCCGGGCTACCAATTATTGTTACCAAACCGTGGTTATCCGCTTAGTGCCTGTCTTGTTCCCGCACAGCAGGAGCGTCTGCGGCTGCTCATGGTCGCTCTCGCTGCTGGGCAGCAGCATCTTCCGGGCTGCGTAGCCTCCGTACTGCTGCCATGCGGTACAGCTAACCACTACCAGCTGCTTGGTACGGATAACATTGTTGTTACTGTCCACCACGATCTTTTTGGGCTTACTGATGGTGCCTTTGTGGGTATGGCCAACAATCAGAGCGTCAATGCCCTCTATGGTGTAGCCGAAGCGCTCATTGCGGTTGACCGTTGCACCGGTGTAAATGCCGCCGCCAGAGCCATGGGTAACAGCCATCGTATAGCTGGTGATAGGGATATCTCTTGTTACCCTGCGCCCAATCTCCAGTTTGAGGAATGCTATGTCCTCGGCGTAGTAGTCCTCCATGTCCAGCTTGCACATGATATCGCCCATAATGTCTTGGTCGGTGTCCCTGGCTGTCCTCGCTTCGTGGTTACCGGATACCGCGCAGAGTATCTTATCCTTGATGGGCGTTAGCATTTCCACCATCATCTTTTTCTGCTCCCGCGGGCGGATATAATCCTCAAAGGGGCTTCCCGCCGCGTTCCGAGTATTGTTGTTGATGAGATCGCCGCCAAGGATGAGATAAGCATCCTCCCGCTCTACCCGGCGGCAGAATGCTTGCCAGCCCTCTTTATCATGTAGGATGCTGCCCAAATGCACATCAGATACCGGATATACCTTGATGGTGTCGCTCTGCGGGATTTTGCGGACTATTAAATCCATAGGTATCCCCTCCTTTATGGCATAAAGAAAGAGAGCGCCTTTCGGTACTCTCTGATTGCTTTTTGGTAAGGCAGACTATTGCGAACTTGCGGCCTGCCAGCGCGGCACCTTTTTTACGAAGGTCATGTATCTTCGGCCGATGGGATAACGGGGCATCGGCGGCCCCGTAAAAAGGAAATAAAACATGAAGGTGGAGCACCCGATAGGGCTTGAACCTATAACCCGCTGCTTACAAGGCAGCTGCTCTACCATTGAGCTACGGGAGCAGATTGCCGGGATTAGGGGCCCGGCTCCCCACCAGGAGGAATGTCAAGGGAAGTCTGTGTTTTACCACACTATCAGTATACACTGTGTATGCATCTTATTTCTGCCATGTTTCTGCCATCTTTACAGCTCCGTCAACCCATACCGGCAAAGGGCATATCTCATCAGCGCTTCGTCCTTATCCCGGTACACCTCTCGTTCACTCTCATTGAACTCCTGGCAAAGTCTCTGTATGTAGCCATATTCCCGGCGGATGTAGAACAACTCAAGGATGCGCCGCTGCTTTTCCGTCAGGCAGGCCAGGCCTTTCTCAACCTGGGAGGTCTGCCACTTGACTACCGAAAGGTTTGCAGAGAGCGCATCCCGGCGTGAGATTGCGTTAATCAAATGATCTTCCCGGCCGCAGCCACCGCCCTTTACTGGTGTAGCATCGCTGGTAGCGGACCGAATGCCGTCCATCTGCTCATTGTAGCGGCGGATTTCTTCCGGCAGGCTTTCCAA